ACCCCCCCCCCGCCAGTATAGGCCTCAAATCCTTCGGAGGCCTCTACCACAATAACAGAAGACACTTCTCTAGGGGCTCGTTTTAAGGCCGAATCAGTTGAGGAGCCACAATAAGTGCTTGCATTCGTCACAGGATGTGTTATAGTGAGGGTGGAGTAAGAACAAAGGATGTTCACAACACTGACATTCAACCTAGGCGGCTCGCCAGTTCGACACGAGCGGCTTCATGACCGTGATTATTTAGTAGCGCCGCTCGCTATGTTGACGGAGGGCGTTCATAAAGGTTCTGGCGGAGCCCTTTTGTATAAAGCGGATGAATGTAAACGTGCGATTCCTGCGTGGAACATGAAACCCATCGTTGTTTATCATCCAGAGATTAATGGGCGGGGTGTTAGCGCGTGCGACCCAGATATCCTGGAACGTCAACAGATTGGGATGTTGATGAATACGCGGTGGGATAACAAGCTTCGTTCTGAGGCGTGGATTGACGAGGCTCGTGCGAGAACAGTAGACGATCGGGTGTTACGTGCTTTGGAAGAGAACAAGATGATGGAGGTTAGTACGGGTCTCTTTACTGACAATGTTGGCGAACCAGGGGAGTGGAGTGGTGAGGCGTATGTTGCTGTTGCTACGAATCATCAACCGGACCATCTGGCTCTGCTGCCGGATAAAGTCGGGGCATGTTCTATTGCGGATGGAGCCGGCCTCCTCCAACTGAACAGCGCGATATCTCATGCGAATATCAACAGTGCACTACAAAGGGCTCTTTCTAGCCACATCAAAACATCCGGAACGTTCATTCCGTGGATTCAAGATGTTTACAGCGATTTCTTTATCTACGATCCAGGAGACAGTAAACTGTATAAGCAGGTGCACACAATCACTAATGGGGCGGAGGTTGAGTTGATCGGAGAACCGGAAGAGGTTGTCCGTGTGACCGAATATCGGACGGTTGCTGGAAAGTTTGTTGGAAATGCCGCTGCAACAAAAATAGAGGGTGGGGTTGAATACCCAGCGGCTGCATATGCCTATGTGCCAGACCCAGAAACACCGTCTACGTGGAAACTGCGGTTATGGGAGACTCCGGAGAAAAAAGAAACTGCGGCCCAGGTTGGTCGTGCTGTTGCAGCTATTGGCAAAGGGTTCCGTGGCCAAAAGGCGCAGATACCCTCAGATATGATGAAAAGCGTTAAAGAAAAAATCCGAGCTGCCTGGAAACGGACAAACCCGGATAAGGAAGAGGGTGAGATGCCCAGTGTTTTGCGAAACGAAAGGAAAACAAAGACAATGGATAAGAAAATGTTGGTTACCGCTCTCATCGCGAATGAACAGACGCGGTGGAGTGAGGAGGACCGTGACGGTCTTATGACCCTGGAAGAAGACGCACTCGAGAAAATGCTTCCGGTAGAAGAGCCGGAAGCAAAAGAAGAGGTCAAAGAGGTCAAAGAGGTCGAACAGAAAGATGGTGATAGTGAAGTGGGTCGGCCCTTGACAATGGAACAGTACGTAGCGGCGGCACCTCCGGAATATCGTGACGTGCTTGAGAACGGGCTGGCCGTATATCGAGAGCAGAAAGACGCTCTGATTGCTGCTGTTGTAGAGAACAAGGCAAACCAGTTCTCGAAAGAGTTTCTTCAGACGAAGGGCCTCAAAGAACTTCAGGCGCTCGCTGCTCTCGCTACGGCGGATGCACCACAACAGTCTCGCGGGAACATAATCCCCATGTTTTTGGGTGCGGCAATCCCACCGGGACCTACAGGCAATGAAGCGTCCGAGGAGCCTCTCGTGATGCAGACTATGAAGTTTGGGACTGAACAATAGTGGCGATGAAACGCCAAAACGTTGAATAGGAGATAGCTACTATGGCGACTGACATTTACACAATTGTGCTCAAAAGCAAGGGACATCATGACGAAGGAATAACCGACGCCACTGTGTACCCTGGCGAGGCTGTTAGAATGGCAGCCGATGGGCACTACGACCCGGAGACGCTTGCAGCGGATGCGGCTGCGGGCCGAGGTTTGATAATCGCAAAAGAGGACGCGTTGCAGGGAAAGACCGTGGCAGATGCTTATGCCGCCACTGACGTGCTTTTCGTCTACGTTCCGATTCCCGGAGACGTGATTCATGCACTAGTGAAAACTGGCGAGAACATTGATGTAGGCGATTACCTTGATGTTGAGGGTGCTGGTAGCGGCAAGTTTGTTGAGGTCTCGGCGAGTGCAACGGCTGAGCACAAACTTCCGATGTCCGATGCTCGCGTTTGGGATGATTTAAGTAAGAAGCTCCCGAATGCCATTGCAAACACTACGACGGCAGTTCCCATACCGTTGACCAGTGCTAAAATTCACGATGCGATGCAGACAGACCTTACGGATACTGCGAATGCCGATGATATGGGAATTATCACTGGCACGCCAGGAACGGACGCCCCGACGCTTCAAGGTGTCGATTTCGGCGGTACTACCTCGGACGAGAAATGTGCGTTTGAGGTCAGCCTGCCGGCAGACTATGTAGCAGGACAGCCCGTAACGTTGCGTGTGAAGGCCACTATGCTGACGACTGTTTCGGACGGTACTGCTACGGTAGATGCGGAGGCGTGGGAGACAGACGGAATTGGTGCCGTAGGCGCTGATATTTGTGCGACGGCTGCACAGAGCATCAACAGCCTCACTCCTGCAAACAAAGATTTCACTATCACCCCAACGGGCCTGGCTCCTGGTGATCGGTTGATTATTCGACTAAGTTTTGCGGCGAGTGATACTGGAGATGCTGGAGTGATGATTCCTGAGATTAGTGACGTGTCTCTGAGAATTGACACGGCCACGCTTGCAGACGACATGGCGCTTATTACTGGTACGCCAGGAACAGATGCGTTGACCCTGCAAGGCGTTGATTTTGGTGGCACGACCTCGGATGAGAAGTGTGCGTTCGAGTTTGTGTTGCCGCAACAGTATCGCGCTGGTTCGGCAGTAACGCTTCGCGTTAAGGCTGGCGTGTTGACAACGGTCTCCGACACGAGCCTTACGGTAGACGCCTCCGTGTGGGAAGACGCCGGGGACGGTTCCGTAGGTGCCGACCTCTGCGCGACGGCTGCACAAAGCATCAACAGCCTCACTCCCGCAAACAAGGATTTCACTATCACCCCGACGGGCCTGGCGCCTGGCGACCGGTTGCTCGTCAAACTGACGTTTGCCGGAGCGGACACTGGGAATCTGGGTGTGATGATTCCTGAGATTCAGAACGTTGCTCTCCTGATTGGAAATGCAGCGGCCGGACGTTTGATGTCCTTGGAAGATTCTGGAGGCGCCTTGGCAGCGGCTACGTTGTTAAAGTGCCTTGTGATGAGTGCGTAGTTATAGAAGTAGTTGGTTGGCAGTCGTTGAGGCAGCCAACCACAGAAATAAGGAGAGTACGACGATGAACTTTGTATTGAATGGGCAGGGCCACGGAAATGTAGCAAACGTATTGATGGCCCATGATTTTGACCCAAGCGTACTTCGCCCCTATCTAGGCAGAGACGGTCGAAGTTATATTACTACGAATAGTGGCCGGGTGGATAAAGACGGGAAACCCATCCATCAGGCCGTGGTGACAAACGCCACAGCTTCGTTGAGAAAGGACGACTGGATTCAACTTGACACGGCTATTATCAAAGCGGCCAAGCCCAGGTTGACGGCAGTTGCCGACTTGCGCACCGCCGGCCTCCAGTACGTTATTCCGAATGGCCTTGGAAAGACTGTGCTGGAGCACGAGGCAATGAGTGATATCGGTGATGCGACGATCTCGATGGACGGACTCCGTGAGGGAATCAGCGATAGACCCCACTTCGATCTTGTGTCGTTGCCCCTCCCGATTATCCACAAAGATTTTCAGTTCTCCGCTCGTCAGGTGATGGCGTCGCGGAATGGTGGAAGTCCGTTGGACACGACCAACGCCGAGTTGGCCGGACGTCGAGTTGCTGAAGAAGCCGAGAAACTTCTGCTCGGAGAGGTTACTACCTACGCGTTTGGAGGCGGCACCGTATACGGTTACACAAATCGTGTTGGTCGTCTGACCAAAACCCTTACGGCTCCGGCGAGTGACAACCACGCGACCACCGTAGCACAAGTTCTGGACATGCGGAAAAAGAGCATCGATGCACACCACTATGGTCCGTGGATGCTGTACTATTCTCCTGGCTGGAGCGTGTACATGGATGAGGATTATAGTACGGCAAAAGGCGACAACACCCTCCGCCAGCGGTTAGCCTCTATCGACGGAATCCAGGGAGTCAAACAGGCAGATTATCTCAGCGACACAACGTTGCTGCTCATCCAGATGACGGCGGACGTTGCGCGTATGGTGGTTGGAATGGAACTTACGACGGTGCAGTGGGAAAGCCATGGTGGAATGCAGTTGAATTTCAAGGTGATGGCTATTCTGGTTCCTCAGCTAAGACTTGATTTCAACGGTAACACTGGTATCGTTCACGGTTCCGTATAATTCACACATTGGAATTAGGCACTCTTGAAAGTTGGCCGCGCAGGTTGGCTCGAGTCGCGCGTTCGAGAGCGGCCTTGTACGATTATACGAGGTTTGTGTTTGCGCCCTATAACGCAATGCAGCCGTTTTCGGATGAAAGGAAACCGAATGACCACTCTTTATAGAAATACAGGCGGGGTTCACGGGCTTGTAGACGGAACTGTTGTGAAGCGCGGCGAGGTTTTTGCGTCAGATGACCCAGACCTGTGTAAGAAGTTCAAGAACAAGTTCGAAATTGTGGAGGAAACGCTCGCTCCGGCGGCTGATTTGAGGGCAGACATACAAGAGGGTGCTCCCCCCTCACCCTCGGCGACCCTAGCGCCTACCCCAACCCCAACGCCTACGTCTGCATCCTCGCCAGGGTTCGTGCCTGCGCAGGTACCTGCGCAGGCACAGGACCCTGTGCTCGAACCAGCGTTGGTTGTTAGCCCGTTGCCAGACGGAACAGTGGATGTGACGGCAGGGTATCCTGACGCCAGCAACGCTAGTATGTGTGTACTCCAGGACAAACACGGCCTCTGGGTCTACGACAACGAGGGCGAGGAACCGGCAAACGACAAACCACTCAAGAAAAAAGAGGTAGTTAGTTTTATCAAGGAACTTCTGGCCGACCATAAGTAGAACATGCGAATATGCGAACTACGAAAGCCGACATTGCTGGCATCATTGAACTTGACCTCGAGGTCATCCCAAATGACGCTGCTATGCTTCCTTATATCACGGTTGCAAACGAACTTGTGACCGAATGCTGTACGGGCGACGCAGGCCCAACAACCGAGTACACGGACGAACGGCTTGAACTGATTGAACGTTGGTTGGCGGCCCACCTCTACACAGTGCGTGACCCGCGAATGGTCAGTGAACATGCGGGGTCTGTGAGCGGTTCTGTCCAATCACATGTTGGCCTTGGATTTGATACTTCGCACTATGGCCAGACTGCTATGCGGCTCGACACTAATGGCGGTTTGTCGGCGCTGAACGAAAGCGTCAAAAAAGGACGGCCGCGAATTGCGGCCGCTTGGCTAGGCACAGAGGTGACCTCGGACAGCTACTAAAGGAGCATGTTGATGGCTACACTGACAGCGCAGACGATAATCCGATCTGGGCTGAAACCTACGTATGGCTCAACGGCCTCTAACGGGGATAAGTTCGAGAACACTGGAAACGAATTTGTCCATATCAAAAACACCGACACCAGTTCGCACACAGTGACTGTGGCGACATCTGCCACTGTTGACGGTCTGGCGGTGGCCGACCGTGCAGTAGCAATCCCAGCTAGCGAAGAACGTATGATAGGGCCGTTTCCAACCAGCGTTTACAACGACAGCGACGGGTTCGTGCAACTGACATACAGCAGTGTTACAAGCATGACTATCGCTGTATTGACAGCAGTTTAATATGGGCATTATCTCGAGAATGCGAAAACAGAACGCCATCTACTGGCCGCCTGCTACACCGGACGATTTCGGTCGGCTAAGCTATGGCGCTCTTGTGGAGCTGACGTTGGGCGGCGGAGTGAATTCTCGCGTCCGGTGGGAAGATAAAGTGGAAGAGTTTGTCGACGCTCAGGGGACCACACAGGCGTCGAATGCAGTAGTATACGTGTCGGTGCTACCGGCCGGCGGCGAGGTGAAGGTGGGCGGCGTTCTATGGTTAGGCGACCGTGACGACCTCACGGATGAAAGTGTTCCTGGAAACAACGAGAATGCCTTTGTCGTGCGGCGTGTTGACAAAGTACCAAACTTCAAAGCCACAGAATTTCTCAGAGCGGCCTACCTATGAGCGTACAGGGCGTCAAAGAAATCCAAAGGGCTATCACGGCCCACAAGAAGAAAACGGCCAAAGGGCTTCGTGTGGGTTTACTTCGTGCAGGTCTTTTCCTCCAGAGGGAGAGTCAAGAAATTGTGCCCTTTGATAAAGGTTTTCTTAAGGCCTCTGGCGGTGCTAGATATGGGTGGCCGCGGGAGGAGGGCGTTGGGTTTGATATAGCAGTAGCAGTAGGATATAGTGCAAACTACGCTCTTTATGTGCACGAAAATCTTACGGCAAGACACGACCCAGGCAAACAAGCGAAGTTTTTGGAACAGCCACTCCGAGAAAAGATGGACCGCATAGGAGCGATTGTGGTCGAAGCGGTTGAAAGGGCAGGATGAGCCACAATAACACGCCAGCAGAAATACTTCGAGCTAGCCTCGTGACAGGAGGCGTTGGCGTGCTGCAGTCTCGAGACCTAAGCGGTGCGTGGCCTATTTTCGTCGGTCATATGCCGGACACCCCTGATGATTCAATTTGTATCTATGATACGCCTGGTTTCCATGAGGGCAGGATCAACAGTACGGGAGAAAGCGTGGGGAAACCAGGTTGGCAGGTGCGCGTACGTAGTACAAACTTCCGAGACAGTTATATTCAAATGAAATTGATAGCCGCTCACCTAGATGGTATACTACGGGAGAGAGTCGCTGTTGACGGAGATGTGTACGTGATACAGGCGGTAAAGCCGGGAACGATATTGAATATTGGACAGGAGCCTGACAATAAACAGCGAAGCCTGTTTACACTGAACGGAACTATAACATGCGCAACCACTGCATAAAGGAGCGTAAGAAATGAGCAAATTAACTGATGGGTACCCAACAATAATCTCTCTCGGAGGGATAACTAAGCTTTACATGAAGGCGGCAACGCCACCCGGCGTGGACGGCGGAGGCGCCATCGATACTACGTTGATGGCGAATGTTATGTGGCGAACGTCAAGCGCAAAGGGGCTGTCGTCTGTTTCTCCGGTATCCGCGACCGTGGCCTACGACCCGGCGTGCTACGACGAAATTATTGCCGTGGTGAATGTCAATAAACTTATTACGGTGACATTCCCGGACACCCACACACTGCAATTCTACGGCTGGTTGAACAAGTTTACTCCGGGAGAATGCGCTGAGGGAGAGCAACCAACGGCAGAGATTGAGATTATCGCGAGCAACATACATTCAAGCACTGGCGTTGAAACCGCGCCAGTATATGCGTAAAGGAGAATATCGATGAGCAGATTAGATGATGGGTACCAAACACTGGTCTCGTTTGCAGTGGACCCAACTGTACTATTCTACGAGAAGGCAGTGACGCCGCCTGGTATAGATGGTGGCGGTGCGATTGACATTACGTTAATGGCAAACTCAGCGTGGCGCACGGCGAGTCCAAAAGGGTTGATGACGCTTATGCCAGGTTCTATAACTGTGGCGTATGACCCAGCGTGCTATAGTGAGGTAATTGCTTTGCTGAACATTAACACAGTAGTTACTGTGACATTTCCGGATGGGAGCACGCTGGCATTCAATGGTTGGCTGAATAAGTTCACGCCGGGTGAATGCGCCGAGGGAGAACAGCCAACGGCAGAGATTGAGATCATTGCGAGTAATCTAGACAGCGGAGGTGTGGAACAGGGTATCGACAATGCAGCCATTGGTTACACAGCGCCGGTCTGATAAAAGAAAACAAAAAGGAGACCAAATGATGGAAAGTTTGAACTTTGACCTGAAACGAGAGGAACGTCCTGTAGTTATTGACGGAGAGCCCTATGTTTTGGTAGAACTGGACGGCAGAGGGCGTGATCGATATCTGAACAACCTAGGCGGTAGATTACGGCATGGGACAGACGGCAAACCAGGAGGTGTGAAGAATTTTGAGGGTCTACAGGCGTCGTTGGTTGCGGCTTCTCTCAAAAAGGTGTGTTCGGACGGAAGAAAAGATGTGGCTGTAGAAACTATTCAGACCTGGCCTGCGCGCGTTGTGGACGGTTTGTTTGATGCGGCTAAAGAATTGTCCGCGCTTAACGAGGAAGAAGAGGACGAGAACGAGAAGAGCAAGGAGAACGACGAGAACGACGAGGCCGAGTCTGAAAAAAACGACTAGAGGGCGAACGGCTGGCCTGGTATATGCTGGCTGATCGTCTACATATGAGTCTACAACGGTGTATGTGTGAGACCACCTCACAGGAGTTTGTTGGGTGGCAAGAATATATCAACAAAGAACGAAGCGTGCCTCGACGCGAGGATTATTACCTCGCTCAGATTGCAGCGGAAATTCGCCGTGGTGTGGTCAAGACCCCGGCAAGTGTGAAGCTGGAACATTTTCTCCTCGCATTTTCAACAAGAAAGGAACACATTACAGATACAGATAAGGTTAAACAGCAGGCTGCTAGCAGTAAGGCGTGGTGGTTTCAGTTGCTGCACCTCAAACAACCTATGAATCCACCGTTAGAGGAAAAGTAGAATGGGAATGGGAACAGCGACAGAGCTCGAACGACTTGTAGTACGATTAGTAGGGGAAGGTTCTGACTATGAACGCGTTCTTGATGATGCCGTTGCGCAAACAGAACAGGCTGCACGAAAAATAGAGGCGCTTACTGAAAAAGAGATGGCACAGCAAAACGCTTCTATGGAAGAGGCGGCGCGTGTTGTGCAAGCGGTCATTACACCGATGGAACGTTATGAGGAAGAGCTTGGGGACTTAGAACGGCTCTATAAGACTGGTTATATTAGCCAGGAAACCTACACGCGAGGACTCAAACAGGCTACATCTGTGCTGCCTAGTGTACGGGAGGCACAGGCGAAATATAATGAACAACTTCAGAGAGCGAAGGCGCTTACAGAAAGTGTTCAAACACCAACCGAACGGTATCGAATTAAACTGGCCGAGGTTGAGCGTTTATATCGTCAGGGTGCAATTTCTGGTGCTGTATATAATCGTGTTCTTGCTAGCCTCTCAAAAGAGTTTGTGCAGGGGGGTCACGCAGTACAAGCTTTTGGTCAGAAGGTAGCGTCGGCCGGCCGGTCGGTGCGGATGTTTGGTATGATGTCGACGGCCGCAGTAACCCTTCCTGTAATAGGGATGATTGCTTCTTACGGAAAATTTGATGATGCCATAACACAGTCAACAGCTATTGCGGGTGGTGTAACCGCAGACCTTCGGAAGGAAATGGAGGAAACGGCAAGGTCAATAGCGCGAGACTCTATAACGTCTGCAGAAGACTTAGCACGTTCCTACTACTACTTAATATCGGCGGGCTTAGATGTAGAGCAATCGATGGCCGCTTTGTCTGTTGTAGAAAAGTTTGCCGTTGCTGGCATGTTTGATATGGCCGGGGCGGCTGAATTGTTGATGGGCGCTCAGTCGGCGCTTGGGTTAAAGTCATTAAACGCACAGGAAAACATGAAGGGGATGCTTTATGTAGCAAACCTCTTGTCTAAAGCCAACATAATGGCGCAGGGTTCGGTTGAGGAATTTTCAGCTGCTTTGACAAACGAGGCCGCAGCAGCGATTAAACAGTTTAATTTGGACACGGAAGAAAGTATGGCTATTATAGCCGCTTTTGCGGACCAGAATATAAAAGGTGCCGACGCGGGTAGTTTGTTTGCGAGAATGATTCGACTGTTGATTAAGAGCATTAATGATAACCCGAAAGTGTTTAAGAGGCTTAATATTGACGTCAAGGAATTTGCGGTTACCGGCAAAAACTTGATGGGTGTGTTTGAGGACATTACTCGCGCGACTGCCGATATGGGCCCAGTTCAAAAAGGCGCCATTTTGGATCAGTTGGGGTTTAATGCGCTCGTTCAACAGGCCATTCTACCGTTGTTGGGGGTAACGGAGAAAGTTCGGCGGTATAAAGAGGGGCTTAAAGAAATAAGCACCGCTATGCAAGAAATTGTAGACAAACAACTGACTTCGTTTATTTCTCAACTAAAGATTGTGTGGCATCGAGTGAAAGAAGTTTCGGAAGAAATAGGAGAGGGGCTTGCACCTTACATAATAATGATTGGGGATAGAATCTCTTCCTGTACAGATTATTGGCGCAAAATAAACGAGGAGACGAAAACAGCAATTACATTGAGTATTGGTCTGACCGCTGTATTAGGACCATTAGCATTTGCTGTTGGGGGCGTAGCTATAGCGGTCGGGTTATTAACCGGTGTTTTGGGCAAGCTTATGATTGCTGGTTTTGCGGCAATGGCATCTTGGGCTGTGTGGGTAGTGCCGGTCGCCCTTGTTGCAGCAGGCATGTTGGCCGTCAATGATGCGCTAGTAAAAATGGGTTTAGCAACAAGTAGTGTGGACACAGGGTTTCTTGATTTCCTGAACTCTATCAAAATTGGGGGGACGTCAATAGGTGCGTGGACGAGGGTTACTGCAACATATTTCTGGCAGACATGGGACTGGGCAGTAAGTAAAGCGAAGGCTTCGTGGGAAACCTTGAAGGATACCGCAATTCGGGTGAGTGATAAGATAAAATCTGTTGTTGGTTGGGATGAGGGCCTTACGGCTTCGGAAAAAAGATACCAGGAACACAAAAAGAAACTTGCCGATATTGATGCGGAATACGCGAGGCAGTCGGCTGTTTGGGATGACGTACGACTCCGAAACTTCAATGAGGAGATGGAAGCGGCTGGGAAAAAGGCTGCAGATTTGTCCAAACCGGTTGTTGCTGCAGAAACTGGCAACGCTTTTTCCGGTATAGCAGGTATGGCCGAAGAAGAGGCGTTGTTGCAATCCCACAGAATGCAGGCAATGGCGGATATGGGGAAGTCTGCTGAGGAAATGGAAAGCATGGCGAAATCGGCCGAAGCGGTTTTCAAAGAGGTCCAAACGCCGCAGGAGATTTTCACTGATAAAGTTGTTGAGTTGAACAAGATGTTGGACGCCGGTGCGCTCAGTTTTGAAACCTACAACAGGGCAATAATAAAGTATCAGGAAGAACTTGACACAGCGTCAAAAAAGACGGACGAGTTTGCGGCTGCCGCCGACGCGCTTACGCAAGAGGTTCGGACTCCACAAGAGGTGTTCTCAGACAAGATTACTGAACTGAACGAGATGTTGGGTGTGGGAGAGATCAGCCCTGAAACATACAATAGGGCGCTAGGAAAGTATCAAGATGAACTCAACACAGCGACCAAAAAGACAGATGCTTTTTCGGATACTATGTCCAAGTCGTTTGACGCCGGTCCGGTAGACAGCGTCAACAATTCGTTGCAGACGCAAAGTAATCTGCTTGATAAACTACATGGGAAAGCGCTGGTCGGCAAAATAAGCCGTATGGTGTTTGGAGAACCACAGGAGCGTCTAGGCAGCCGTCCTCCATATATTCCTCCTAGTTCGGGAATGCCAACGTTCGGAATGCCAACGTTCGGAATGCCAACGTTCGGAATGCCAACGTTCGGAATGCCAACGTTCGGAATGCATGGTGCAGCACCCCGCATACAAGCGTTTGAGGCGCCACGCGCTACTACGAATAGACAGACGTTGGACATGCAGACCTCGAACGACTGGAGTGAAATGATTCGGTACCTTCGGCAAATTGCAATGAACACAAGTCGAGGTGTTCCGGCGGTGGCAGTATGACAGTCACAATCAAAGCGGACCCAGTTGGTTTTGGCGACATGGAGATGAGTGAACGTCAGGGAGCGCGTAATCATCTGACAAGGCACCTGCTCGCAACAGGTATTTCAGAGACAGGCGCGGCCGCAGTTGACGAGGTCATGGATGCATTAAACACAGACTACCCAGCCTGGCACTCACCTAGCACCAGCACTAATCTAGTCTGTGTCGGCCGTCAGGTCCGGATAATGGCGGCAGAAAATAAACCGAGCATGGCCGTAGTGACGCTCGAGTATGCATCTCGAGGAGAGGCCGAACCAGACTATCTTATCAGTGGCACAGGGTCGCTCCGGCAGATTACAAGTGAAAAGGATTTCTTTGGCGTCCCGCTTGCTGTTAGTTATACCTTTCCTGTAGATTATCCACACAATACGGACTTGCAGGGGGTTACAGATACGCAGGGGGCAGAAATCAACGTAAACTATCCGAACCAGGTGTTACGCGGAACTCGATATCTACAGGTATCAAACCCAATCCTGTTTATATCGCTTCGTCTCGACCGCGTCAACAGCAAATTGTGGCTTGGAATGGGACCAGGGGTAGCGCTATGTACCGACATCACGTATAATATGCACGATTATTCGACATCGCCAAAAAAGTGGAAGTTCTCATTTGAGTTTTTGCTTGACGGTGCAGGGCATCAACCAGACGTCATCTATCGAGACCCTAATACGGGCAGCCCTCCGTCAGACCTGGTTCAAGGTGTTGGGTACTATACGGCGTCCTGGTATCCAGGTTTTGATTTCAACGAACTGTTCCCAACGCCGTAGGAGTATACAATGTCGCTGAACAGCCTACCGCCTATTAAACGAGGGCAGGTTCTCACAGTGAGGCTTTTGAACGAGATTGTGTCTCGTACTATACGGTCCATTTTTGGTGGGCGTGGGATAGCGGTTCAACAAATGCCTGGCCGCATTATTATTTCAAGCACACAACACACAGCGCGTACAACTCGTGTAGGGGTAGACACTGGCCTACCATATCTAGGTCATTATGATACTGTTGGAGAATTGCCGACGGCGACAGAACCATGTTTTGCTACGGTGGGCGCGAATTACAAGTTGTATTATGGACGTGTTGGTGTTGCTTGGGGCTGTATCTCAGACATAGTATAGGTGCATTATGACTTGGTGGAATAGTGGAAACTGGAACAGCGGAGGGGATGGACTTCCGCTTGATCCGAATCTGAAGAATATAGTAGCTCAGGTTTGTTTTGCTATTAATCAACGGGAAGCGGCGCAGGGACGAGCAGAGACAGCGTGGACCTATTTAGGAGGAACAAAAACTAGGCCTGTAGCTGCAGATTTTGTTGGCATGTCCACTGAGGCCATG